TGTTCCCGATCCGGTTCCGGCCGAGATCAAAACAGCCGGCGCCCAGGTCGCCAAAGAGGCGGCGGAGGGCAAGTTGTACACGGCCACTCAGAAGGAAGTGCAAAGCAAGACGGTATCGGCGCAGTCCGGCACGTCCGTGAGCAAGACCTACGTGGCCGGATCTACTGATCAGTCGGCGGGTGTGAACTTCGCGCTGGCGCTGCTGGAGCCTTGGATCAAGCGCTCCGGCGTGATGATGCTGAAAAGGATCTGATCATGGGCATGCGCGAAGAGATTCAGGCTGAAATGGCTGAGGCGTTCGATGATCCCGACGGCTTGGCCGACGCGGTCCAGCCGGTGGAGGGCGTACGCAAGGTTGCGGGCGAGTATGACCCCGACCTGGGCGGCGAGACGCCGGAGACCACCATCACTTACATGGGGCGCGGCGTCTCGGGTAGCTACCTGTCCAAGGAAATCGACGGCTCTCTCATCCAGACCACTGACATAAAACTGTTGGTGCTGCAAAACGAGCTGTTCGTGTCAGAGGGCGGTCTGCCGACTGCGGCACCTGCAGCGCCAGTCATTGGCGACACGATCAACGGTTTGCGGGTGATGAACGTGTCCGCCGATCCCGCAGATGCAACGTGGACGGCACAGCTGAGGAAGTGATGTGGCGAGCAAATATGCAAGCATGAACGGTAGCTTCGCCGAGAGCATCCGCGACTTCGCCGAGCGAGCGAAGGGCGGAATCGACGCAACCATCCGCGAGATCGTGATCGAGATCGGCAGCAGCGTTATCCGCATGTCACCGGTGGGAAATCCTGAGATCTGGGCGGCAAACGTTGCTCACCGCCAGACCAACACCCGCGCAGCCGACGACTATGACTTCAAGGTCGCAGTTCGCAATACGATCATCAACCTCAACGAAACGAACTTCACGAAGGCAGGCAAGCTGCGGCGCGGTATCAAGTATGCCAAACCCCTGACAAAGACCGAGCGCGACCAGAATTTCAATGTGAATGGCCTGGTGGCTGGCAGGGACTATGTCGGCGGACGGTTTCGTGGGAACTGGCAGTTTTCCATCGGCACACCCACGGAGGGCACGCTTGATCAGGTCGATCCGGCTGGCGGTGTGACGATGGCCAAGCTGCGCCTTCAGGTCCAGACACTCACCGCGGGCGAGACGGCCTACATCGTGAATAACCTGCCATATGCTGTGCCTCTAGAGTACGGACACTCCAAACAGGCACCGGGCGGCATGGTGCGCGTCACCCTGGCCCGTTTTCAGCAGATCGTCGACGAAGCCACAAGGAACAACCGGGTATGAGTCACGCCATTATTGCCTCGATTTACGAGGCCAAGCTCATTGCCTGGAGCAAGGCCCGGTCGGAGCCGATCAAGGTTGTGTTCGAAAACGTCCAATACGACCCCGCCGACGGCGAAACCTATCTGCGCGCGTTCTTGCTGCCGGGCGATACCGCGAGCAGCACGCTCGCCGGCGACCACCGCGCATTCATTGGCGTCTACCAGGTGAGCATTGTGGCGCCGGCCGGCACCAGCAAGGCGAAGACCAACCCGCTCGTCGCGGAGCTGACCATGCTGTTCCCGCTTTATGCGCGAGACACAAAGGCAGGCCTCACCGTCGTTACGATGTCGCCAGTTGATCCCGGCCCCGGGATTCCTGATCCACCCACATACACTGTGCCGGTGTCGTTCGAGTATCGAGCTGACATCGCCACTTGAATACGCCCGTTGGGCAAACCCCGAAACCCGCCTCTGTGCGGGTTTTGTCATTTCTGAAAAGAGGAAACACCCATGGCCGGCATCCAAATGCCCAACGGCGCCACCTTCGAGATTGCAGCCACCTATGGCCCCGCGATCCCATTCACTGCCTTGACGAACGCCAATCCAGCCGTCGCTACCGCGGCAGCGCATGGTTTGGCCGAAGGCGACGTGATTGCGGTCAACTCCGGCTGGACTCGTCTCGAAGGGCGGGGCGTACGAGTCGGTGAGATCGCCAGCGGTACTTTCGCGCTGGAAAACGTGAATACGGTGAACGTCCAGCAGTATCCGGCCGGCTCGGGCATTGGCTCGGTACGAGAGGTGACTGGTTTCACTGAGATCTCGCAGATCACCGAGCTGAACTCCAGCGGCGGCGATCAGCAATTTCTGACCTTTGGCTTCCTCGCTACGATGATGATCGCCAGATGCCAACCACCAAAAATCCGATCACGCTGACCATCACCGTTGCCGATGATCCCTCCAAGCCCTATGTGGAGGTCTGCGAGGCCGCCGACGATGACAAGCAAGCGCGCCTGCTCCGGCTCAACCTTCCTGGCGGCAGCAGCATCATCTACAACGGCTACGTGTCGATCACTTCGACACCGACCATGTCCCGCAACAACCTGATGACCCGTGTCATCAGCATTGCATTGACCGGTCGCCCAACTCGCTACGCGGCCACGGTGTAAGCCATGGCCAAATTTAAGTTGATACAGAAGCCGACCTTCAAAGCGCCGGTGATGATCCAGCGGGCCGGCTATAGCGCCGAAAAGGTGGAGTTCGAGTTCAAGTACCTGGACCGCACAGCGCTTGCGGATCTGTATACCGCCTGGAATGAGCGACACGACGAATTGAGCAAGCAGGTCGGCGACATGGACCTCAAGGCGTTCACGGCTGCTCAAATCGATCTGCAAGTTGAACAGGTCCTGGCGGTGGTAGTCGGCTGGGATATCGAAGAGAAGTTCACGCCTGAAAACGTGCGCATCCTAGTCAACTCGATCAACTCGGCCCCCAAGGCTGTGCTGAACGCTTACGCGGAAGCTTTCAGTGAGGCCCGTCTGGGAAACTCCTAAGCGCCTCCCGCGCCTTGTACGAGCCGGGGCCATCAGATGCGGACCTGATGGCCTTCGGTTTGTCGCGCCAGGACATCCCCGACAAGGAAGTCGGCATCTGGCCGGAGAACTGGAACGCCTTCAAGGTCTTTGAGGCCATGAGCACCCAGTGGCGCACAGGCGCGTGCGGCGCAACAGGGATGGACTACAGCGTTCTATCCGGTGTGATTCGAATGTGTGGCGTACCGATCAGCCAGCGACAAACCATTTTCAGCGACTTCCGGCGGATGGAGGCTGAAGCCCTGCAGGTGATGGCGGAACAGAGAGATCAAAAATGAGCACCAACTTCGCTTCCCTGGGTATTGCGGTCGAGTCGTCACAAGCTGCAAAGGCTGCTGACGATCTGGATAAGCTTGTCGATTCGGCAGAAGGCGCCCAGAAGGCCATTGATGACCTGGGCAAAACGGGCGAAGGCCTGGCCAACACCGGTAAGAGGGTTTCCCAGGCAGAAGCGGACGTTGCGCAAAGCATCGATAAATCGACGGCAGCGAGGGACCGTCAAGCCGGGGCAAGCCGCAAAGCTACCGACAGCGCAGTCGCCGAAATCTCCGTCATCAGTCAACTCGACAAGGCGATGACGGGCAATATCTCGAGCATGGAGTCGCTGGTCCAGGCCGAGGGTTTGCTGGAGCGCGCCCGCAAGGGCGGCTTGGTCACCATCGAGGAGCAGGCCAAGTACCAGGATCAACTGGGTAAGGCCTACGACAAGATTGAAAAGGCGGAAGCCAAAGAGCTGGCCCAGAAGCAAAAGCTGATTGAGGCTGAGAATCGCCAGATTGAAGCGCTGAAGCGCACCGTCAACGGCATTGATCCAGTGACCGCCAAGTTGGCGAAGCTGGAGGCTCAGGAGAAGGCGCTAAACGACCTGCACAAAGCTGGGCAGGTCGATGCCGAGCGCTATAACGAAGCCCTGGCCAAAATCGGCAAGGACCGAGCGGGCCTGACTGAAGCCGCGGGCGCATTCGATAAGCTGAAGCTCGGCACGCGCCAAGCTCAAGAAAACGTCATGCAGCTCGCCAATGCCATTCAGGCAGGCGATCTGGGCAGTGGTGCGCGCGCGATCGCTCAGCTGGGCGCTGGCGCCGGAGAATCGGCGAAAAGCCTCGCAGGGATGCTGATCCCGGCCAGTCTTTTGGTCGCTGTAATCGGTTCGCTCGGGTACGCCTACTTCGATGCAATGAAGCAGGCTCGCGAGTTCAACGCCGCTATCAACGGCGGTACGAATGGTGCTGGGCAGACCATCGCCAGCCTGAAGGACATGGCCGACGGAGCTGGGCGCGTGACCGGCAACCTGTCCGGCGCGCGCGAGGCGGTTGTTTCGCTTGCATCTGGAGCCGCTACCAGCGGCACGCAGATGCGTAATCTGGCTGAGGCCGCAGCGGCCGTGAGTGAAGTCACCGGCCAGGGCGCTGCCGAACTCGCCAAGTCTTTCGCCACCGCTGGCGACACGGCAACAGAGGCCGCGGGCAAGATCAGTGGTCAGTATGGGTTGCTGACCCTCGAGCAATATCAGGTTATCAAAGCGCTTGATGATCAGGGCGAGAGCCAGCGTGCGCTTGACGTTCTCAGCGAAGACGTGAATCAGGCAGCGCTGAAGCGATTGGAAGCCTATCGCGAGTCCCTATCAGATGTTGAGCGCGATTGGGACAGAATCAAGTCAGCCATCAAAGGCGCGTACGCCGAGGTCCGTTCGGAAATATTCCCGGACTTGGCCAAGCAGATTGAGATCACTCAGCGCATTCTGGATACCCGCAAGGGTGGCGGAGTAGCGGGTGCAATCTCCAACGGTCTCAGCTCTCTGAACACGGCGCTGGGCCTAGGCACTGGCGAGCATGACGACTCAACCGAAGCTTTGGAGAAAAAGCTCGCCGGCCTCAAGGCGAGAATGTCGGCCAGCACCGAATTGGCAATTGCCACCGGTGAGAACACAGATGCCAACCAGAAGGCTATCGAAATTCAGAAAGCGCTCGATGCGCAGCTTGATGACATTAATCCGCTAAATAAGCGCAAGGCCGCGCTGGATAAGCTCAACCAGCAGTTCAAAACCCTGTACGAAAATGCGGAGAAAACAGGACAGAAGTCACCCCTGCTTGATGGCGTATTTTACGACGGCAGCAAGTTCTCTGGCGGCGCCTACGACACGCTGAAGAAAGGGCTTGAAGATAAGAACAAAGATCCGAAATCGGCAGCGTCTCAGGTCGACCTGACAGGCTTAAATGATGCCAAAAACGTTTTGGCCGCCATCAGCGCTGACTATAAAAACGCTCAGAAGGAACTGGAGGCAGCGCAGAAGGCCGGGCTTGTTTCTCAGGCTGACTATGCCCTGAAGCGCGAAGCGTTGATCGGCAACGAGCGCGACGAAGTGACCGCAGCCTACGAGGCTGAGATCGCTGCGCTGGAAGCCGCAAAGTCAAAGAAGACAACCTCTGCCGCGCAAAGCATTCAGCTGGACCAGAAAATTGCCGATGCTCGCGCGGGCATGGTCAAGGCCCAAAAGGAAGCTGACAGCCAGCTCGAAGTGCTCGCTACGAGCGAAACCGGAAGGTTAGCGAAGCAGGAGCGTGCGATCACCTCGTATATTCAGGCTTTGAGCCAGCAGCAACGGGCATTGGAACTGGCAGGGCAGCGGGCGGTACTTGGCGTTGGCCAGGGTGATCGGCAGAACGCCCTGAACGGTGAGCTGAACAGCCAGCAAGATCGGTTCGCTCAGCAATCGCTCGAGCTGGAAAATCAGCGATCTGACCCATCCCGCAACATGTCGGAAGAGGAATTCTCTCGGAAGTCGCAGGCGCTCGCCGATGCGAACAAAGCCGCGACCGATCAGATCCGGCAGAACTACGCTGATGTTGAAAAAGCACAAGGGGACTGGACCAAGGGCGCAACGTCGGCCTGGGCCAATTACCTGGACTCGGCGAGCAACATTGCCGGCCAAACAAAAACTCTGTTCGGCAACGCCTTCAGCTCGATGGAAGACGCGGTCGTCAACTTCGCCATGACCGGGAAGCTGTCGTTTGCTGACTTCACCAAGTCGATTCTGGCGGATATGGCGCGGATCGCGACCCGTCAGGCCAGTTCGACGCTGCTGAGCAGCCTGGTCGGCGCCGCAACCAGCTACTTCACCGGAGGCGGTGGAGGAAATGGATTGGCGGCAGGATCTGCTGGTGCAACGTCATCTAACCTCGGGGCTTCACAGGCTGGTTACTCGTCCACGTATTTCCAGGCTGACGGCGGGGCTTGGGCCAACGGTGTGCAGATGTTCGCCAATGGCGCTGCGTTTACCAACTCCGTGGTGAGCAAGCCGACAGCGTTCGGAATGGCAGGCGGGCAGACCGGCGTCATGGGCGAGGCAGGGCCAGAGGCAATCATGCCGCTGACCCGCACCGCCGGCGGGCAGTTGGGTGTGCGCGCAATCAGTGGCGGCGGGAGTGGTGGCGGCAACGTTTACAACTTCCCTGTCGCTGTGTCGGTGCAAACCCAAGGCGCTGGCGGCGCGGCCAGTACCGAAGATACAACGCAGCTTGGCAAGGGCATTCAGCAGGCGGCGAAAGTCGAGGCTGAAACAGCAATCGCGCGAGCGCTGCAGCCAGGCGGTTCAATCTGGAAACTTACGAACGGGAGGGGCTGATGGCCATCGAGACATTCCACTGGCCGACCCAGCACGGTGACTCCCCCGAGATTTCCTATCGGGTGCGCACCTCGCGGTTTGGCGACGGCTACAAACAGGAAGTTGGCGATGGACCGAACAACAAGGAAGACGCGTACCCGATCACCTATAGCGGCCCACAAGCCAAGGTACTGGAGATCATGTCATTCCTCGATCGGCACGCTGGGGCGAAGGCGTTCCGCTGGACGACTCCCTTGGGCCAGCTTGGCCTGTTCACCTGCAAGAACCCCGTGCCCACTCCGGTGGGCGGCGGCGTTTTCAAACTCACCGCCACGTTCGAGCGGGCATTTCATCCATAAGGGGCAACCATGCCGCTGATCAGTGACATCCAGGTGCTTGAACCTGGCAGCGAAGTGCTGCTCTTTGAATTGGACGGCACGGAATACGGCGCGGACGTGCTGCGCTTCCATGGGCACGCGATACCGCACACGCCGGCCGAGTTGATTGCCGCCGGCGCCAATGCTGACCAACTGCCGGCGAAGGCGATCTACTGGCAGGGCAACGAGTACAGCGCCTGGCCGATGCAGATCGACGGCATTGAGGCGAATGGCGACGGCACTGCGGTACGGCCGACATTGTCAGTGGGCAACGTAAACGGGCGCATCACTGCGCTCTGTCTGGCGTTCGAGGATCTGCTCGAGTTCAAGCTGACGATGCGTCACACGCTGGGCACGTACCTGGACGCGGCCAACTTCCCCGCCGGCAATCCGACGGCTGACCCAACCCAAGAGACGATCGAGGTCTGGTACATCGACCAGAAGACGAACGAGGACGGGGAGACGGTCAGTTGGGAGTTGGCGAGCCCGGGCGACGTCGGCAATGAATCAATCGGCCGGCAAGCCACAACCCTTTGCCATTGGTGCCTCACCGGCGGGTATCGCGGGCCAAACTGCGGCTACACCGGCCCTTACGTCACGAAGGACGGTGTCGTTACTGATAACCCCGAGTTGGACGAGTGCGACGCCACGTTGGGCAAGGGCTGCATGCCGCGCTTTGGTGAAAACAATCCGCTACCGCACGGTGGCTTCCCAGCTGTTTCTCTGATCGCGCGGAGCTGACATGCGAAAGCACATTTTGAACGCGATCCAGACGCACGCGGCAGCCGAGTACCCAAAAGAGTGCTGCGGGCTTCTGCTGGCGATCGGCCGCAAGGAACAATACTTTCCCTGCAGCAACGTCTCGACCGAACCGAACGAAGAGTTCCGGATCGATCCCGAGGAGTACGCGGCGGCCGAGGACATCGGTGAGGTGATCGGCGTGGTGCATTCGCATCCGGACGCCACCACCAGGCCCTCACCGCGCGACCTCGCCATGTGCGAAGCGACGGCGATGCCCTGGCACATCCTGAGCTGGCCCGAGGGTGACATGCGCACGGTCATGCCTTCCGGCGAGGTGCCGCTGCTCAAGCGGCCATTCGTTCACGGTGCCTGGGACTGCTGGCAGGTCTGCGCTGATTGGTATAAGCGCGAGTGGGGACTCGAGTTCGAAGCGTTCAAGCGCGCCGATGGCTGGTGGGAAAGCAAGGAAAACACCAGCCTGTACGAGGCGAACTACGAGGCCGCCGGCTTCTACCGCGTCAACCAGCCGCAGCGCGGCGACATGATCGTGATGGAAGTGGGGCGCACGGTTTTTCCGAACCACGCCGGGATTTTCCTCGGCGCCGATCCCGCGTTGCCAGGTGAGGATGCTGCGACATTCGGGCCGGGGCCTTTCCTGCTGCACCACCTGTACGGCCGGCCATCGGAGGTCATCGTTTTTGGTGGGCCGTGGCTGGATCGTACACGCCTGATTCTCAGGCACAAAGATTCACAGTCACATAACGCGGCCGGGCCGCAGGAGAACTAAAATGGATAACGACAAAGCAGAATTGCTCAAGTGCCTGGACTCGATGGCGCTTTCTCTGGCGGAGCATGATCATGAGTGGAGCCATGAACAGCGCCAGGCATATGAATCAAGCGTTGCCTACCTTACTTCTGGCGATTGTAAGGAGACTGGTTCGTCGGTTTGAGGCTTATATTTTCCTCTGCAGCTTTCGAGTAGATGGAATCCTCTGATCGGCCTAGTTTTAGTCCGATTACCCTGGTTGGTGTGTTTTCTTTGGCCAGTTTTTTCAGTTCGGCTACGTCAGCCGCGCTCCACGCCTTTCCAGCGTTTTCAGGTTTTTTTGCCATTTTGACCTCCAGGTCATAAACGCGCCGAAATTGGCGCAATCCCAGTCCTTGGGCTTGCAGGCAAAGGACTGGGGAGTCCTTCAAATGGCATGCATTAGTTTCAGCATGTCGACAGTTTTGAACTGCAGATCTTGCGATGAATGAATGTAATCGCAGATGAGAGGAAGCATTGCCCATCGCTCTTTGTCGATTGGCTTACCCGGAGGGACAAATCGGTTCGCAAAGTCATCAGCATCGATTGAGCTACCTTCAAGCACGTCGAATATGAATAATCGAAAATGAAAGGCACCGTTCGGCACCTCAGGCATTTCTCTGAACGCATACCTGAGCAGGTCTGCCCTCTGGGGGTTAGATAAAGCCAATTACGCCACTCCTTGTATGGCTGAAAGCTACTATGGAGAGACAAGGCATTGCTACTGGGAATTCGTACAGGCAACCTCTGCGACAAGTTCCTCTCGACTACTTTTTGAGGATAGTTCTGGTGTCAAGATCGGTAGAGTTAAAGCTTGCAACCTCTAGCGATGAGGCGTGGGCGACCAGTCTGTTAAGAGTGAGTGGCCCGTGTGGAGTTAGCTCTGTCCGGAGTGATTCTCTTGAACATGATGAGGTCGTTTATTTAATAGCCGAAACTGGAAATTTCGTCGGATTTATCACCTACCGAAACATTGGTAGCCAATTGTTTAACCTCTTTGTCTCGCCCCAGCATAGGAAGCATGGCGTGGGGAGGCTTGCGGTAGCGAAGCTCGTTTCCGAAATGCGAGATCGCGGAATATTGCAGCTCACCGTCAACTCAGTGGATGAGTCAGTACCGTTTTGGACAAAGACGTTTCGGCAGTATCAGGTTCAGATGGAAGGAGACAACAAATTTATTGTGTGTATTTCATCTATCCCGTGATCCGCTCGAAATCGCTGCTCACCCGGACTTCTTGCACTTCCCTAAGCAGTGCTACATTCCCGGTTTTCCCACAGGAGTGACCTGCATGAAATTGATCGTAGGAGCGCTGGCGGTAGCGCTGTTGGCGGGGTGTTCTTCACCATCTGACTTGATGGCGTCAGGGCCGTCAGTAACCGTGTCTTCCGCGAAAGCTCCGAAGGCGCTGGCGCTGTGTGTCTTTCCTGTATGGCAGGAGCACAACTCGAACGCAAGCATGAGCGAAACAGCCAATGGCTACAGAATCGTTAGCGGTTTTGCTCAACAGACGGATGATGTACTCGATATAACAGCAGCCCCAAAGGGCTCCGTCGCCAAGCTTTATCAGCGAGTTGCATGGTCACAAATTGGAAGGGGCGATTTAAGAGAATCGCTCCAGAAATGCAAATAATCTGAAGCCGCCGCAAGGCGGTTTTTTTATGGGTGGACAAAAAGTGGCAGCGTACCTGCATTCATCCGGCATGACAGTCATTAAGCTCTCAGGCTCTCTCGCAAAAAGATTCGGCAGAACCCACCTGAAACAGATCGATTCAGGCTCAAGCCGTGAAGCTTTCAAATCATTGGGCTGCACGATCGAAGGGTTCGAATCGGAAATAAAGCGACTGTCCAGCCTGGGCATGCGCTTTGCGGTCTTCAGAAACCGCGTAAATGTTGGCGAGCCGGATTTGGATCTTGGCGGCACTAGGGAAATTAGGATCGTGCCAGTCATTGAGGGCAGCAAGCGTGCAGGCGTTTTGCAGACTGTCGTGGGTGTCGTTTTGCTTGCGATATCCTACGCGCTTCCATTTACGGCGCCATACCTGACCCCGGCCGGGATTGGTCTTATCGCCGGCGGCGTCATCCAAATGCTCAGTCCGCAAGCCTCAGGACTGAAGCAAAGCGCATCCCCCGAAAACTCCCCTTCCTACGCCTTCGGTAGCGCCAAGAACACTACAGCCAGCGGCAACCCGGTACCGATCTGCATCGGCGAGCGCCGGTGGGGCGGGATGATCATCTCGGCCTCGATCCTGGCTGAAGACAAAGTGTAAGCAGGACAGCAGCACACCGACCGCCCGCGAGGCGGTTTTTTTATGCCTGGAGGAAAGCATGGGCGCACCAGCAAAGATCGACATCCACGGCGAGAAGGGCGGTAGCAGCAAGCCGAAGTCGCCGACCGAAGCCAGCGACAGCCTGCGCTCCACCAACCTGGCAAAGCTGCTGATCGCCGTGGGCGAGGGTGAGTTCGACAGCGTCCCGACCGATTACGACATCTACCTGGACAACACGCCGATCCGCGATGCCAGCGGCAACTACAACTTCCCTAACGTGAAGTGGGACTGGCGCCCGGGCTCGGTGGATCAGACTTACATCCCGGGCATTCCGTCTGTGGAAAACGAGACGTCGCTGGACATAGAGCTGCGCAGCGAATCACCGTGGGTTCGCTCGATCAGCAATACCCAGCTTTCCGCAGTGCGTATGCGCTTCGCATGGCCAGGTCTACAGCGATCAGACGAAAATGGCGTTGGTGGCTACCGCATCGAATACGCGATCGACGTCGCCACCGATGGCGGCGCCTATCAGCAGGTGCTGGTGGACGCCGTCGACGGCAAGACCACCACGCGCTATGAGCGATCGCGCCGCATCGATCTGCCGGATGCAGCCACGGGCTGGCAGATCCGGGTACGCCGTCTGACCCCGAACCAGAACAACAACAAAGTTGCCGACACGATGCGGATTGCCGGCTACACCGAGGTGATCGACGCCAAGCTTCGTTACCCCAACACCGCGCTGCTCTACATCGAATTCGACGCCGAGCAGTTCACCAACATCCCCGCCGTCACCGTAAAGTGCAAGGCGCGCCGCTGGATGGTTCCGAGCAATTACGACCCGATCGCGCGCACCTATACCGGGACGTGGGATGGCTCGATGAAATCGGCTTGGACCAATAACCCGGCGTGGATCACCTACGGTATCTGCACGGAAGACCGGTTCGGTCTGGGCAAGCGCATCAAGCCGTTCATGGTCGACAAGTGGGAGCTGTACCGCATCGCCCAGTATTGCGACCAGTTGGTGCCGAACGGCCTGGGCGGTCAGGAACCGCGCTTCCTTTGCGACATGAATCTGCAGGGCAAGGCTGACGCCTGGTCGCTGTTGCGTGACATCTCGGCGATTTACCGGGGCATGACGTACTGGGCGCAGGGCCAGTTGGTGATGCAGGCGGACATGCCGCGCGCGCAGGACTTCGACTATGTGTTCACCCGGTCGAACGTCATCGACGGCAAGTTCTCCTATGGCAGCGCCTCGGCGAAAACCCGTTACACCCGGGCGCTGGTCAGCTACGACAACCCGGCGAACAACTACGACACCGACGTCATCCCGTTCGCTGACCTGGATCTGCAGCGCCGCTATGGCGACCGGCCGACCGAGCTCAGCGCCATTGGCTGTACCCGCGCCTCCGAGGCTCAGCGCCGTGGCAAGTGGGCGATCCTCAGCAACAACCAAGACCGCACCGTCTCGTTCAAGACCGGTATGGAAGGCGTTATCCCGCTGCCCGGGCACATCATCCCAGTGGCGGATTCGCTGCTGGCTGGTCGTGAGGTGGGCGGCCGTATCTCGGCGGTGGCAGGGCGGGCTATCACGCTCGATCGCGACACCCAGGCCAAGGCTGGCGATCGGTTGATCATCAACCTGCCGGGCGGTCGCGCCGAAGGCCGCACAGTGCAGAGCGTGAACGGGCGCGCGGTGACAGTCACGGTCGCCTACAGCGAGCCGCCGGTTGCACAGTTGCAATGGGCGCTCGACGCCGATGATCTGGCAATCCCGCTCTATCGCGTGCTGCGCACCAAGCGCACCACCGAGGGCGACTACGAAATCAGTGCTTTGCAGTTTGAACCGAGCAAGTTCGCATTTATCGATACCGGCGCACGCCTGGAAGAACGCCCGATCAGCGTGATCCCGATCACCGTCGTTCCGGCGCCGGCGAGCGTTTCGCTGTCGTCGACTTCATCGGTTGTGCAGGGGCTGGCCGTGGCCACCATGACCATCAACTGGGACGCCGTGGACGGTGCGGTCGGCTATGACGTCGAATGGCGCAAGGACAGCGGCAACTGGATCAAGCTGCAACGCACTGGCATGACCAGTGTGGACGTGGTCGGCATCTATGCAGGTGCCTACGTGGCTCGCGTCCGCGCAGTGAGCGCCTTCGACATCACGTCGCCGTGGCGCAACTCGATCCTGACCAACCTCAGCGGTAAGCAGGGGCTGCCGCCGGCGCTGGCCTATCTGACCGCGACGCCGCTGCTATTCGGCATCTACCTCAAGTGGGGATTCCCTGCTGGCGCCGAGGACAGCCAGCGCACGGAGATCTGGTACGGGCCGACGACCGATCTTGAGGCCGCGACCAAGCTGACAGACCTTGCCTATCCGCAGAGCGATTTCTCCATGCTCGGCCTGCGCGCGGGCGTGACCTTCTACTTCTGGGGCCGCATCGTCGACAAGATCGGGAACATCGGTCCGTGGTTTCCGATCGGCACCGGCGTGCAGGGACAATCGAGCGCTGACGCCGCGGCAATTCTGGAAATGATCGCCGGTGAGATCGGCCGCACGGAGCTGGGGCAGGACATCCTCGACGAAATCGACAAGATCCCGGGGTTGCAGGCACAGATCGATGCGCTGGATGGGCTGAAGACTTACAACCCGGACGACACCTACGAGGAGTCTGACCTAGTCGTGGTGGGCAAACGGATCTATCAGGCCACCGGCCCGGTGCCTATCGACACTCCGCCTCCGAATCCTGCGTATTGGCTCGATGTGGGCCAGACCGTGGAAACGGCAAATGGGCTTGCCCAGCAGGTCGCGACCAACACCACGGAGATCTCCGAGCTCGACGGCGCTGTCACTGCGCAGGCGACAGCGTTCGAGGCTCTGCGCGCATCGTTTCGAGACGACGACGGGGAGGGCGATCTCGCTGACGCGCTGAAAGGATGGAGCACTACGGCGGCAGTCGCTTCTGAAAGCAAGGTTAGGGCTTCTGAGAATTTTGCCAGTGCGCAGAAGATCACCACGCTGGATGCCAAGGTGGGCGAGAACGAGGCGAACGTGACGGATCTGCGCCAGGTGGTTGCCACTGACAAAGAAGCCACCGCCCAGGCAATCACTCAGCTCAGCACCACAGTCGGAACGCAGCAAACAGCGATTGAGCAAAACACGTCCATCGTCAATGACGTGAACGGCAAGGTCTCTGCGAGTTGGTCGGTGAAGATGCAGTACAACTCAGGGACGGGTCAGTACATCGCGGCCGGTGTGGGACTGGGTATCGAGAACGGACCAGCCGGATTGCAGAGTCAGTTCCTTGTCAGCGCTGATCGGTTCGCCATTGTCAACACCATTGCCGGCGGCGCCATCGCGGTGCCGTTCGCCGTGCAGGGTGGGCAGGTGTTCATGAACTCGGCGTTCATTCAGGACGGAACGATAACCAACGCCAAGATCGGCAGCTACATCAGTTCCACCAACTACATCGCGGGCCAGCAAGGCTGGATCCTGAACAAAGACGGCACTCTGGAAATAAACGGCATTGTCCCGGGACAGGGCCGCTTGGTGATCAACTCACTGAACGTTTCTGTCTATGACGCCAATAACGTGTTGCGTGTTCGTCTCGGCTATTTGGGGTAATCCATGGCTCTATTCGGCCTTCGTGTGTTCAACGAGAGCGGTCAGCTCGCTATGGACACAAACAGCTCAACCTATCAGGTGATCTGGCAGGGCGTGATCGATTTCAGCGGTAATACGCCCAGCTACACCCTGAACATTCCCGGCTTCAACCCGGCCAATTGCGTGTTCATGATCATCCCGACGAGAGCACAGGATGTGCAGCCTTCGGAGAATGACTCGTCGGGAAACCTTCGATCCTATCCATACGTCACGACGGCGGTCGGTCAGGTTGTGGTGCAGCCGAAAAACCCCTCGTCTACGACCGGCCTGCAATCGAAAGTTGTCTCGAAGGCCTATGCAATAAGGTTTGCCACATGAGCTACGGTTTTCAGAGCATCAACGATAACTCGTTTGTCCAGATCGACTCCGAAGCGCCACGGCTCTGCATGCTCACCAAAGGTTCCTATTCGGGGGTTGCGACCGCGACGGCCACATTTTCACGCGCAGTGACCAGCCAAGACCCGCCGCTAGTTTTCATTCGTCCGGACCAGAACGGCGTAATTCAGGTTCCGTATTCGGTATGGTTCACCGGTGGTCCAGGCAACTGGACTGGGTTTTCGATGAATGCGTCGAAGGTCAACGAGTCGTTGAGCGGTCAGTATTTCGTGGCGGCATGGGCTTCTATGGGGACAGCCACTTACGGTCTGCGCCTGTGGGATCCAAATGGAGTGCTGTGCTACGACAGCGGTGCGCCCGCAGTGGTCGTGACATTCGCGGCGGGTAATTGGACGTACATTGGCACCGAGCAGCTTAGCGTCGGGCAGCGCTATATATGGGGGATCAACAAGTCGCTGGGTGTAGGCGAATACGTTTCAATCAACCCTTTCACGATGACCTGTCACAACAACTCATCAGGCGGAAGTTGCGCGCTGGGCGTTGATTACGCCAATGGCCGAATCCTGATGTACAGCCTTGCCTCGAACGCCTGGACAGATCAGGGGCATCGGCCCTTCCTCTGCGCAAAATTGCTCGCCTGAGCTCTTCTATTTCTGGAGTTAGTCAATGACCTGGTACAAAACCGGGACGGTTTCTGTCGTCCAAAATTCCAACGCAGTGGCCGGCACCGGGACTTCGTTCCTGTCCAACGGGCGCGTAGGTGATGCCTTCCGCGGGCCAGATGGCGGGTGGTACGAGATCACCAACATCGCCAGCGATACCGCCATGTCGATCTCGCCGAACTACCAAGGAGCCACCAACGCGGCCGGTGTCTACGCGATCGCTCCGATGCAGGGCTATGTGAAGGAATCGGCGGACGCGCTGCGGGCGCTCGTAAATCAGTTCGGCGCGCAGTTGGCCGCCCTTGGCACCACTGGTAATTACAACATTCTGCCCGTGGAAAAGGGCGGAACCGGCTCTGAGACGTTGGCGGGGGCGAAAACCAACCTCGGAATTCTTGATATTCAGACCGTGCAGCGCGGGGGGACGAGTGCCGACAATGCTCCTGCAGCACTCGCCAATCTGGGCGCACTGCCGGTGGCAGGCGGGAAAATGACCGGCGCCCTGAATGAGGCGACCGTTGTCACCCTTGCCAGTGCGGCCACGGTCAACATAGGCGCCGCCGCATCGAACATCGTCAGCATCAGCGGGAACACGACGATCACGAGCTTGGGTGTAATCGCCTCGGGCGCGCGGCGCACGCTGCGCTTCACCGGCAGCCTCGTCCTGACGCACAACAGCTCGAATCTGATTCTGCCAGGCGGAGCAAATATCACGACTCTGCCCGGCGATTCGGCTGAGTTCCTGAGCTTTGGCTCAGGGTCGTGGGTGTGCCTTGACTACTCTCGCGCAAATGGCAAGCCGATCGCTTTCGCCTACGACCGATCCAACATCCTTGGCGCACTCGCGCAGGCGGGCGGTGTACCGACGGGCGGCATTATCGAACGCAGCTCGAACTCGAACGGATCGTACGTGAAGTTTGCCGACGGGACGCTGATCTGCACGCAGACGAACCAGGGCTCGCTCGGGTTCTACAACGCGTCGAACATCGGCTTTATCTGGACCTATCCCCATCCTTTCAGCTCATACAACTTTGCTACGGCGAACATCGTGGGGACGCTGGGTATTTCCCGAGGGGTAACGTCCGTCGGCGCCTACTCGCGCAACGCGACAACCGCAAACATTTCGGCATTCAGCTTGGGCGGCTTCGCCGGATCTGATGCTACCTCCTTCACTTTCGACTGTTTCGCAATCGGGCGGTGGTACGAATGAAAATTATCTTGAGCCCCCAGCGGCGTGATGATCAATTGGTAGTAACCAAAAGCGGCGAAGTCCTGACCGTCAACGGTTTGGTTTACGACTTCTCGCCGATGGGCAATGGCGACACTCTGCCGCGTGATGCATTGAACAGCGAGTGGTTCGCCGGGGACGTCGACAAGGTCGATGGGGAGCTGGTGCTGACCCTGTTGCTGCCCAACCCATGGAACTACAGCCAGGCGCAAGCGTTTCCCGTGCCTCTTCTCAACGTCCCGGACGGCCCCGTCGTCTTCCCCGAACCCAATCCTGTAGAGGAAAACGCAGAGCAGCAGGCGCCAAGTCTGGCAATACCCGCGATGGCCTCGGCCGGAGTTATTGACTGGTCGAAGCTGATCACCGCTGCGATGAAAGCGACGGCGGCAGCGGCTGAGCATCTGGCACAGGCCAAGGCCGATCTTACTGCGCGAAATGCGAGAGCGGTCACCCAGATCGCGCGCATCCAAGACCGGGTCGATACGATCGGTTTCGGCATTGATATCGGCGAAGCCACTGCGGAGGACGAAGCCGAACAGGCTGCGCTGCTCGTAACGCTCAAGGCTTGGAAAAAATACAAATTCGAGTTGGGCAAGGTGACGACGCAGCCGACCTGGTATCAGGCGCCGGTCTGGCCGGTCGAGCCGCCAATCCCCGAGATCGTCGCTGCGCCCATGCTTATCTCATCCGATTCGATCTAACCGAGTCGAACCTGCCCACGCACCTCACAAGAAATTTCTCGGAGCGAGCCATGCCCATCACCCAGCAGCAATTGCTGCAAATCCTCCCGAACGCCCGCACCCAAGCGGGCGTTTTTGTTTCCGCCCTCAACACCGCCATGCAGCATTACCAGATCGTTGGCCCGCAGCGCGCCGCCGCGTTCCTCGCACAAATCGGGCATGAGTCCGGCCAGTTGCGCTACGTCCGTGAGATCTGGGGGCCGACCGCCGCTCAGCGTGGGTACGAGGGCCGGGCAGACCTGGGCAACACCGTGCCGGGTGACGGCCGGAAGTATTGCGGACGCGGCCTGGTCCAGATCACCGGCCGGGCGAACTACGCCAAGTGCGGCGAGGCGCTGGGCCTTGACCTGATCAATCACCCGGAGCTGCTCGAGCTGCCTCAGCATGCCGCGATGTCGGCGGCGTGGTTCTGGAAACAGAAGGGCCTGAACGATTTGGCCGATCGGGACGACTTCAACGCGATCACCCGGCGGATCAACGGCGGGTTGAATGGGTTGGCGGATCGGCTGGCGCTGTGGGAGAAGGCGCGGGCGGTGCTGGCGTGACCGCTGCGCAGCAGAGTTGATGGCTCTGAGCCACACTTGCGAGGCTGCTGGTCTTGAACCATCATTCCTTTTTGATGATGGCGTTATGTACGTGGACAAACGACTCGCAGGGCTTTCGTTTTTGATGACCCTCGCTTGGGTCGCGGTCGTCCTTACAGTCATGTATTGGATGTCACACTGAATACAAAGGGTGAATGGTTGTGGACGGCGTAGTGATGGGCGACAAGATGCAGCGAGAGGCCGATCGTCTGCTTGCGCAGATCGTCCGGACGGATTCGATGATCACTGCAGTGAAGGCGGGAGCACGGGCTGAAGGTTTCGTGCTTGGTCTGGAAACCGCCGGCGCATTACGCTCCGGCGATGCTGAAAGGCTCTACATCATTTTCGAAGCTGCTCTGGTGGATCACCTGAAAACCCTGTCTCAACAATAAAATCATCCGACCGGCTGAATCAGTTCCGGCCCCTGATTGCCCACGTTGCCCACGGCGCGGTCAACCTTGAACCACTCGAAAGCCTCGGATGGTTCGCCCTCATGCAGCACCATCTGTTCAGCGCGCTCTTTGGGCGTAGCCGGGTCCAGCCATTCCCGCGCGAGCTCTGGCGGGAGAGCGACCGGGCGGCGGTCGTGGATGTCGACCATGCCGCCGGCGCTGTCGGCGGTGATGATCACAAAGCCGTCGTGCTCGCCGGGGCCGTGCTCCTCGTTGGGGTACTGGCCGATCGCGGCGCAGAGGATTGGGGAGTGGTCGCGGTGCCTGATTAGGTAGGGCTGCTTCTTCGGCCCGCCTTCGTCCACCCACTCGAACCAGTTGTTGATCGCGATGATTGCCCGGTGCGGCCAGATCGCGCGGAAGAACGGGCCGTGGGCGACTTTCTCGACACGAGCATTGATCGGCGCAGCGCGGTCTTTCGCCCAGTGCGGGCGCCATCCCCAGCGAACCATGTCGGCGTGCAGGAACTGGCCTTCCTGGTGGAAGAGGGCGAGCTGAGCAGTCGGCGCGGCGTTGTACCGCTCGAAAGGCTGCTCGCCGGTCGAGTTAATGAGCGCGTTCGGCATGCTGAGCGCCGCCACGAAATCGTGAATGCCGCTGTATTGGGAGAGTCGTCCGCACATTGCCATGCCCTCGGCGGGATCTGATTCAACGTAGACCCGCCAGCGCTGGCTTCGTCACAAAACCTTTTCCGGAGCATGTCGTGCAGTCGTCCCTGGCACCGAAGCGATCAAGGCACTCAGAGCAAATGCAGAACGCCGCCGACTCGATGTGAGGGCGTAGCTTTTCAAACGCCCGAAGATCCCGCTCCTCTTGAGCGACCTGCGCCGCATCGACGAGCGCCCGGTAGACGTCAGCATCCGCGAGAGGGTGGTGGGTAACTCCATCAATCATTCGATCGGTTTCAATCAGCTGGTACCGGCAGCCGTTCATCTCCATCGCCAACCCGGCAATCTTTCCGATCCTACGAGAGATTCCAAGCGACAACCAAACTCCGTCGGGTTCGGAGTACACCTTTCCGTCATAGCCAGAGTAAGCGCCGCGCGGCTCACTCTTTGCGAAGTTGAATATTGACCGACTGATGGTGCCAAGCAACTCCCCGTTGTCGATGTGCACCACGTCATAGCTCGATGCACCCCGGTACTGGCCAGGCAAGCTCTGCAGTTCTTCCACTGCGTGCCAATAAGCAGCGTCGGCCATTTCGCTCATGTCGAACTGCTCGAGCTCGTCGATCAAGCCTTCACTCAGCAAATCCATCGCCATTTCTCGCAAGGTCGCCCGGTGCGCTTCGGGGCTTTGCATACGGAAGTCGTGATCATCGAGAGTGGCTCGCCAGCGATCAAGGCGAAGGGATTTTGCTTGGTTGAAATTCATGAAACGGGTTCGCTGTACTAGTGCTGTATGCATGTACAGTAATCGAGGCGAGGCCCGTGGGCGAGAGTGAGGCGACGAGCTGTCAGTCGGGCGTCATCAAAACAGCCAAGGTCATTTTGATGAATTCTTCATTTCGATCGAGCGCGGCCAGAGAGCTTCGGACGTTTTCGGCGACATCGGCGGATCCGCGCTGCTCGACCCATAGGGTTAGCTCCATGATGGCAGCCTCAAGGGCGAGCTGGTTTTCGTTGATTTTGGAGAGTAGGGAAGGGAGCAGATCAGAGTTTGGCATTGGTTTCCTCCGTGGACGAAACCAGAGTAGCAGGGGGATTCAATGTCGGCAGAACGCCGGAGAAGGGCAAAGCGCTGGATTATGCAGAATCGGCATAATGCCAGCTTCTAAGTGTCCGATAGGATTTCAATTTCCACGTGAAACTTGAAGTCTTTTTTCGGGCCGCAATCATTTTCCGATATGTGAAAACATTGGGCCGTATCGCAGTCGCTCGACTCTAATTGCGGCCCAAAAAATCGCATCAAAGCCGCAGCCCGCTTGATTCTGGCGCGGGACTTAAAATCCCCCGCTCGTAAGGGCGTGCCGGTTCGATTCCGGCTTCGGGCACCATCTTTCAACAAAGGCCTGCGAGCGAAAGCGACGCAGGCCTTTGTGCATTTCCGCTTCC